CAACCAAGAAAGCCATAAGAAACAATCAACACACAGAAATAAACAGCTTTGACTTATTTCTGATGGAACAAAAGTTCAAGCGAATAGTAGAGGTGTTGCTACATAATGATGAATGTATTTGAGGCTATCGAAACACCGATTTTTTCAATAGAAGACCTTAGAAAAATATTCAAAACAGAATTGTCACTTCTTCAAGCAAAGAAAAAAATGTATGGAAGGGAACCATACGAAGAACAGATAAAAGCAGTCGAGACCGTAAAAGGTCTAATCGAACAAGCATTCATGGAAAGAAGAAATAAACTTTAGGAGGGCTAATGAAATGCCAAGAAATACTTTGATGGATTTGAACAACCACCTTTTTGCAGAGTTAGAAAGACTAGGCGATGAGGATCTCTCGCAGGAAGAACTTGAAAAAGAGATAGCAAGAGCTGATGCAATCACAAAGGTAGGAAGCGTACTAGTCAATAATGCAAAGACAGCATTAGAGGCAACTAAGACACAGCTTGAATATGGAAGATGCAATAGCGTACAGATTCCAGAGATGCTGTTAGAGAACAAGAAACATGAGAAGCAATAGAGTCTTTACAGATGAGCAGGAACAATGGATTCGTGACAATGCCAAAGGAATAGGAAATGTAGAACTGACCAACATGTTCAATGAACGTTTTTGTGAGCAACGAAAACCACAGCAGTTAAAAACTTGGAAGAAAAATCATAAAGTTTCTAGTGGCTTAACTGGTTGGTTCGAAAAGGGCAGAATTGACAAACACAAGGGCGATCACAGTTTCAGAATTCCAAACAGCGAGAAGACTAGATTTAAAAAAGGGCATTGTCCTAAGAACCATCTTCCAGTAGGAACGACCGTCAAAAACACAGATGGCTACTTCCAAACAAAAGTGGCAGAGCCAAACAAGTGGAAGCTTACACACAGACTTATTTGGGAAGAAGCAAATGGTCCTATTCCCAAGGACTACACAGTGACCTTCTTGGATAGGAATAAAGAAAATTTGGAACTGAGCAATCTAGCACTCTTATCGCGAAGAGCACAAACTGTCGCACAACATCATTACGGACTGTCTGAAGACCAAGAAATAAGTAAGTCGGTGATTCAGTTAAGCGAGCTACAAGTAAAGCGAAACAGCCTGCAGAAGAGGCTGAAGGAGGATAGAAAATGAACTACGAAGATCCATACAGAGAAGATCTGCAAGTGATTGACAGAGAATTAAGAAATCACTACGAATATAAGAAGCAGCTTGAGACTGTGAACGAGCGCATTGCTGAGATTGATGCGCAGCTTACTTCGATTGGGAGTCCTAGAATCATGAGTCCTGATGAAGCAAAGTACCAGAAAGGTACTAAAATCTACAGCGACATCAACATGTTGGAGTTATTCCAGGAACAAGACCAATTAATCAAGCAGAAGCAAGATCTGCTTTACCTGATCAGTCGTGTGCAGGTGAAATTAAACAAGTTGGATGAGGTAGATATGCAGCTAATCGAGCAACGCTATAAGTACAAGAAAACTTTAAGGGAGATGGCCGCAGAGATGTGTAGCAATAAGGACAGCATGAATAAACAAATTGAAAATGTACTTATCAAGTTGGTAAGTTAAGTTAAATAACATTGATGGCAATCCAGCGATAAAGTACTATATTTTGAATAAAAGAGTGATATTTATCGATAAAAGTCTATAATGAAAACAGGGTGTTTTTGCTGGAGGTTATAGAATGTGGAATACTATATTTAACGTTGTAGTAATTGTTTTATTGACACTGCTATATGGTGCTATATCGAAATTGCCATCAACTGTGTCTGATCTTGTTGTGGAAAAGTACAAATCAAAGAGTTCAAAGGAACTACAAAGAGAAATCTATTTTAGAGAGATTAGTGGAAAAGATGTTAGAGATCTATTTTCTGAATGGTTGGATCTATTGATTGAAACTGATACAAAAGTAAAATCATTAGGAAAAACAAACATAAAACTAATCAAGAAAACTATTTTGTATGGTTCTGCGGAAACTGTAAAAATTTGCGCATTGTTCATGAATCATATTTATGGGGCGAACTCAGTTTCAAAGGGAAATGATAATCAAAATTTGATTTCTGAAAATGGGCAAAAAGAAGAGCGAGATGTAAATAATTTAATCACATTAATTTATGTTAATAGAATTATATGTAGTTTAAAAAGAGATTTTACAGGTCAAGATGTTACAACAGATGATTTATTTAAGATTCGTATAACAGATTTTAATGAACTTGAAAATACAGTGTCTTATAAGAAAGCACTAGATACGGTGAACAATAAATTAAAACAGTGAATGGAGGGATTAAATGCTTGGTGGATTTATAAATGATCTCATCAAAGTAATAGATGATAATTCAAATACCATTTTTATAATTGAAATCACACTTGTTGTAGCTTTCCTCTTAATTTTGTATGGGGGCTATAAATTTATTAAACATACTTTTTTTAAAAAATAGACATGTCTATTGAAAATTGATGTTATAATGGGCGTAGGCGAAAACCATAAGCAATCAGCTTGTGGTTTTTTTCGTACATACATTCGAAGCTATCAGCTTAACATTTGAAATCACCCTAAAACTATTCAATAAGTACTCCTTTTGTGTTTAATCTTTCCATGTACTAGCTTTCCGGCTGATAGTTTCCAATGTGTGTATGACAACGACGTAGAAAGGGGCAAGCCTATGAAGAAATTAACAGACAAGCAAAAGCGTTTCTGTGAAGAGTATGTGGTCGATCTCAATGCAATACGTGCTTATAAGTTAGTGTATACTAACTGCAAAAGTGATAGAACAGCATCTGCTAATTCTAGTAGACTGCTAGCAAATGCTAACGTTGCCGCGTATGTGCGTGAGCTGAAGGAACAGATTGCGCAAGAAGCTAAGATAACTGCAGCCGATGTACTTAAAGACCTTATTGAAGTTAAAAACAGATGTATGCAAGCTACTCCGGTTAAGGTGTGGGATTCTGATTCACATTCGTATGTTGATTCCGATGCAGAATTTACCTTTGATAGCAAAGGAGCTAATACGGCTTTAAAGTTAATAGGCGAACATCTAGGTATGTTCCAAAAGAAAGTTGAACTATCAGGTGGACTAGAAACAAAGCAGTCTAAGGTCGATGATGTAATCGAACAGTTGAAGGTTGCTGATGAAGAATGAGCGATTTGCGATTAATCTTATCACCTAAGTTCAAAGCATTTCTCAAATATGACGCAGAACTGGAAGCACTTGAAGGCTCAACTGCTGCAGGTAAGACAACCGTTGGGGTCTACAAGTTTATCTTGAAAGTTTGGCAATCCCCTAAGAAGCTTCACATTATCGCAGGTGATGATACAGGCACGGTAGAAAAGAACCTGATTAATAAAGACCTAGGTATTTTGGATGATTTCGGAGATTTGGTCGAGTATCGAGGCAATGGATCCAAAGAGTACAAGATGCCACACTTGATCGTGCATGCAACAACTGGAGATAAGATTGTCTTTATCGTTGGCTATTCCACAAAAGAGAAGTGGAAGGATGCATTAGGTGGCCAGTATGGATGCCTGCTTATTGACGAGGTAAACACAGCAAACATGGAATTTGTACGCGAGTCTATTATGCGTGCAGACTATACCATGATGACGCTTAACCCTGATGATCCATCGCTCCCTGTGTACAAGGAGTACATCAACCGTTGCCGTCCTATTCAAAAATGGACAAAGGAAACACCACAGGAGATTCTAAATGAGCTGAACGAGCCGGAGCATCCAAACTGGGTACACTGGTTTTTTAATTTTGATGATAACTATGGATTATCTGCAGAAAAGAAAAAGCAGATCATCGAATCGGTGCCTGTTGGTACAAAGCTTTGGAAGAATAAAATCAAAGGGCTTCGTGGAAGAGCCACAGGGCTTGTTTTTAGCAACTTTGAGCGTAAGACGAATGTTATTACATGCGAGCGATTAATCGCTCAAATAGGCGGCAAAGATAAGCTCAGGAAGGCCTTTAAGGTTTTCACTGTAGGTATTGATACCGCCTACTCGCAAAAGTCGCCCGATACGATCGCGATGTTGTTCCAGGGAATAACAGTTGATGGCAAACTGATAACGCTTGATGAAGAAGTTTACAACAATGCAGATCTGCAGATTCCGATTGCGCCAAGTGATACAGTCCAAAGACTAGTAGACTTTGCAGAACGCAATCGAGAGAAGTGGGGATATGCGAAGTACATGTTCTTGGATTCAGCTGATCAAGCGACCATCACAGAATGGCAGAAATACAAACGCTTGAATGGCAGCATATACGAGGTGATACCGGCATACAAGAAAACAAAGATTATTGACCGTATCAATCTGCAGCTGGGATGGATTGCAAAAGGTGATTACCTAGTATTAGACCACTGCAAGAAACATATACATGAGCTGGAAGTGTACAGCTGGAAGGAAAACAAATACGAACCTGAAGATGGCAATGATCATACGATCAATGCAAACCAGTATGCTTGGTTGCCATTTAAGAGAGAAATTGGAATTGGAGGAAAGTAACCAATGGGTATTGGAATGAACATCAAGCAAGCTATTCAATCATGGCTTGAAATAAAACCTGCTGATCGAGAAGGGGTAACGATTGACGAAGCCTACGATTACGAATTTAATGCAGGAATCAACCGAGTATGGATGCGTGGTCAGCCAGCAGAATTATCAGCGCTCTATAAGCAGATAAAGGATACTGACAACAAGAATGCTACATTCTGGGGAGCGACACCGTCTACACCGATTCACAAGATTCATACAGGACTGCCAGGGTTAACAGTAAGAGTGCTAACGGATATTGTTATTCGTGATTTGAATAAAATCGAAGTCAATGAGCGTAATGACGAATGGCAGAAGATTGCAGATGATAACAATTTGAAGAAATTATTCAAACAAGCAATCAAAGATACTCTGTATGTTGGGGATGGTGCTTTCAAGATTTCAGTTGATAGCGATGTTTCAGATGAGCCAATCATTGAGTTTTATCCAGGAGATAAGATTGATCTAATCTATAAGCGTGGAAGATTAGTGGAGATTGTTTTTAAGACTATTAAGGTTCAAGAAGGCACAACGCGTAAGTACTTACTAAAGGAACGCTATGGATATGGCTATGTTAAGTATGAGCTATTTCACGTGAATGGATACAGCTTAGATAAGACAGACTTGTACGAGTTGGAAGAAACAAAGGACCTAGTAGACGTGCAGTTTGGTGGGTATAACGAGGAAACAAAAACAAAGGGAAGCTTTATGATGGCCATCCCTTTTTCAATTTTTGAATCAACAATGTACAAAGGCCGCGGTGAGTCAATTTTTGATAAGAAAAAGGACTCGTACGATGCTTTAGATGAGGTTGTTTCGCAATGGGCAGATGCGGTCAGAGCAGGGCGTGCGACAAAGTATATCCCTGATTCATTAGTACCTAAAGGCGCTAATGGAATGGACCTGTTACCAAATGACTTTGATGATCGCTTTATAAAAACAGGAAACGCTATTGGCGAGGATGCGAAACAGCAAATCAGCGTTGTACAGCCTTCAATCCCAACAGAGAACTATCTGCAGAGCTACATTACTTATTTGGATCTATGTCTACAAGGCTTAATAAGTCCATCCACACTAGGCATTGATACAAAAAAGTTAGAGAATGCTGAAGCTCAGCGAGAGAAAGAGAAAACAACACTGTACACAAGAAATGCAATCATTGAAGCCTTTACAGAAATGGTCCCTAAACTAATTACAAGTGTGCTTATGGTAAAAGATGGAATGACAAATAAGGGCTTGTCGCAATTACTTGATCTTGATGTGAATGTTGATTTCGGAGAGTATGCAAATCCATCATTCGAAGCTGTTGTTGAGACAGTTACAAAGGCTAAGCAAGGTGGAGTAATGTCAATTAGAACAGCGCTTGATGAGATGTATGGCGAATCTAAAGAAGATGCTTGGAAAGATGAAGAGGCACAACGTATTGCTGAAGAAAGTGGTGCAGTGCAGCTACCGGAGCCGAATGTGCCTGCAGATATGTTTAGTTAATGGACTACGATATTGCTGAAGCGTTTAGACGTATCGAGCTTGAACTGATTTCATCTATGAGACGAAATTGGAAAAGGCACAATGAAGAAGAAAATAAATACGGCTTCACCTGGTCTAGATGGCAGGCTGAGCAATTAAAGTCTTTGGAGGAATTCAAAAAGAAAAATCCGAGACTTTTTTCTTCGGAATTCAAAGCAATCAATGAGCAGTTTCTTGATAGCATTCTTGGTCAAAAAGAAACAAACTTCTTTGGGGTACATTCCCGTAAGGTGCAGGCTTTAGTTAAAGCGACGACTGGCGATCTAGTGAAGGCTGAGCACGCAATGCTGCGTAAAGCTAACGATGAGTATCGCAAAGTCATTTACAATGCTCAAACATATTTAGCAAGTGGCGCAGGAACGCTTGATAAAGCGATTGATATGGCCAGTAATGACTTTCTTACTAGAGGGATTAATTGTGTCGTGTACAAAGGTGGCAGACACGTTAATATGGCAACATACTCAGAGATGTCACTACGTACAACAAATAAGCGAATTGGCATGTATGCAGACGGCGCTAAACGTCAGGAATTAGGTGTGCATACCGTCAAAGTTTCACGGTATGGCATGTGTTCTAAAACATGTCAACCATGGCAGGGACGTGTATATGTTGATGATGTGTATAGCGGTGGAACACCTGAAGAAGCTGAAGAACTTAACTTACCTTTGTTGAGCACGGCTATATCCGGTGGTTTATTCCATCCAAACTGCAAGCATCACTTAAGCACATATTATCCTGGCATGGATAACGATGATGATGGTGATCCAAGGCATCCAACGTATGAAAATCCACCAGGCACACAAGAACATCACTACCTACAGCATCAGATCCAGCGTGAAAGAAGATTGCAGGTCGGTTCTTTAAGTGAAGACAAAATTAAGGAACATGCGGATAAAGAACAACGCTTAATAGGGCTTGATGAGAAGTATGTAAAACAAGCAGAATCTTATTTGAATCTAAATGAGCCGAAAAATACTATTAGGAGTATTAAAGATGAGTTCGTAGAAAAATCAAATCCTAATATAGGCGAATTATTATTTGATAAAAATATTGTTAAAGGAAGATTCAAGGAAGAAATAGCAGTTGGAGAGATCTACTTAAAAAATTTTGGTGGAAATGTAAAGTTTTTGAACAAGGATTTATATGAAGGATCATCGCCTGACTACGCCATTGATAATCTTTTGTGGGAATTGAAGACACCAGAAAGTCATAAGAATTTTCACAAATTGATTGAAAAGGGTATCAAGCAGATAAATACAGGGACATTGGATTTACAGCCTGGTGGCATCATCTTGGATATTAAAAAAATAAAAGAGAAAATTAGTATCGAAGAAATTAAACAAATCGCTCTAAAACGAATTGCTTTTAAGTCACCAACTGACATGAAATTCATTATCATTGATGATGACGAGATTGTTGAAGTTTATCAATTCACAAAATAAAAGAGATACGTCGACCTTAGGCGGCCTTCCTATCTCTTTCACCATCAATATAACACTTTTTATTTAAATTTCAAGCAATATTAATATTGCTGTCTTTTAATACATGAAAGGAGAAAAAAGGGAAATGGTGCAAGTTAAGGTCACACAGGATTATTTCGATAGAGAACAAGATAAATTGATGATTGTTGATGATCAATTTGAATGTTCTCAAGAACGTGCTGAGATTCTTACGAAGTATGGTGTAGCGAAAATCGTAAGGGAAGACGAAGAAATCATCGAAGAAACAGAAGTCACTGCAGAAGAGTAGTGGCTTTTCTTATGGCCAATCACGATATGCCTTAAAAACTGTGCGTGTTTGATTTAAGGGAGACACCCAAAAACAGGAGGAACTATGAAAGATGTATTAAAGTATCCGCTTCACATTCAGTATTTTGCTGATGATGGAGCAGCACAACCAAACACAGGAGATGGAAATGACAACAATGGTGCTTCACCTAGCGCGCAAGGAGCAAATTCAAGCGTTTCTATCGACTACGACAAGATTGCTGATGTTTTAGATAAGCGTGGATCACAAGCTCAATATGCTGCCCTGAAAGGGTATCTAAAGGAGCAAGGTGTATCGGCTGATGAAATGGATAAGGCAATCAAAGAGTTCAAGGATAAGAAAGAAGCTGACAAGCAATCTAAAGAAAAAGAACAAGCAGACATGCTTGCAGAAAATCAGCGATTAAAGCTACAGATTCAAAACATTGAAATCGATAAGAAGATTTCAGAACTTGCTGAAGGCGTTAGTGCTGAAAAATTACCTTTCTTAGCAAAGCTTATTGATCGTTCCAAGTTGTTAAACGAGAAAGGGGAAATTAATGAAGATAGCGTTAAAGTTGCTATTGAAGAAGTTGTAAAGGCATTCCCTGATTTCAAAGCACAGGCAGGAACGACACAGGGCTTCACAAAAATCGGAGCAGATGGCTCCAACTCAAAGGCATCATTAGACGATGTCCTTGCCAAAAATTTTGGTGTTAAAAAATAGGAGGAATATTAAATGCCAAATACAATCGAATATGCAAAGAAGTATGTACCACTCTTAGATCAGGCTTATGCACTCGCATCATTAACAGCCGATCTAGAATCCGATCCAGAACTAGCTAAAGAAGGAGCAAATGCGAATGAAATCGTTGTTCCTAAGTTAGAGATGGATGGTTTAGGAAAATATGACCGTAACGAAGGCTATACAAAGGGCAATGTTAAGTTCAAGTATGAAACTGTTAAGTTCAACTATGAGCGTGGTCGTGCATTCAATGTAGACAACATGGATGAAGAAGAAACAATGAATGTGATTGCTCCAAAGATTATGGGAGAATTCACACGTACAAAGGTAGCTCCTGAAGGAGATGCATTTACTTTTGCCAAGTTAGCAGGTAAGACAGGCGTTTCAAGTGCAACTGGTGCATTAGCTACTGGTGAAGCTGTGGTTAAGGCGTTACGTACAGCATCTACAAAGATGGATGAAGACCAGGTTCCAACAGAAAGCCGTATCCTTTACATCACGCCTACATTAAAGGGCTTGATTGATGATCTAGACACAACAAAGTCTAAGGCTGTTCTAAATAAGTTCTCAAAGGTTGTAGAAGTTCCACAAGCTCGTTTCTACACAACAATTGATTTACTTGATGGTAAGACAAGCGGTGAAGAAGCTGGTGGTTTCAAAAAGAATACAGCCGGTAAGGAAATCAATTTCATGATTGTTGAAAAGTCCGCAATCTTAAAGTACAACAAGCACGTCGCTCCTAAGATTGTTACACCTGATCAAAACCAAACAGCAGACGGCTATATCTTTGGCTACCGCAAGTACGGCTTAGTTGATGTGTATGAAAACAAGCTTGCTGGTGTATATTGCCACCACGTAGCCTAATAAGAGGTACAAATTATGGCAGAAACAGTAGGAAAAATCTTCGTTAAAGAAGTGGATCTAGAAGCGGTTGAACAAGTTGAGCCTATTGAGCCAATTGTTGAACCGGAGATTCAGCCTGGAATCGAAGAAACAGATAAGAAAAGCAACAAGAAATGAGGTGATGTAAATGCAATACGTCGATAAAGCGTATTACAAGAACACCTATAACGGTATTATCTTGACTGAGGATAATGCTGATAGATATTTAAAGATTGCTTCGCGGCAAGTTAACACTATCTGTAGAGGAAGAATCGAAGGGATGGGCTTTGACAGCCTGTCCCCTTTTCGTAAGTCTTCCATCCAAGATGTGATATGCAGGCAGGCAGAATTTCTTTATCAAAACGAAAGCATGTTAGAAACATACTTAAGTAGCTATGTAATTAACGGTGTTTCAATGCAGTTTGGCCAAGCGTGGAATCTACATGTAGAAGGTGGAATTGCAATGCCTGAAGAACTGTATCAAACACTACTTAGGACAGGTCTTTGCTATAGAGGGTTTGGCTATTATGGGTAGTTGGCCATCATTGGTATTACCGCAGTTCTGCAAGACTCCAATTCATTTGATTTTCCATCAAGAAGGAATTGATGAAGATGGAGCACCGGTCAAAGCGTTAGAGTTGGATGCATTGTGCAATTATCAGGGCTCTGCAAAGCGCGTACGTACCGATAAAGAGACGTTTGTGCAATTGACGGGTATTTGTCTATTTAACGGAGATATAGCCCCTAGCGTGCTTGAAATTGGCACAGGCGAGGCGATTATCTTCGGAGAGAAGAGAACAATCGTTTCTGGGAAGAAGGCACGTAACCCTGATGGTAGCGTGAATTACTGTGAGGTAGATCTTGGGTAAGGTTAGAATCCATTACGGAAATGTTGCTACATTGCGAGATGGATTACGGCAGGCATTGTACAAGACGGCTGATGCTATCCGTACAGATGTGCGGGATAAGCAAGTGATACCGTTTGACAAAGGAACCTTGCAGGAAAATACGTTTGTTGATGACGCGCGTAATCCTGATAACGCTTATGTGGTTTCATCCACTCTATATGCTCGAAGGCTTTATTTTCATCCGGAATACAACTTCCGTACAGAAAACAATGAGCATGCAGGTGGTAAGTGGTTTGAACCGTGGACCTCTAAAGGCAAATATGCAGGTTGGGTAAAAAGACGATTTGAATCGTTTGTAAAGGAGTGTGCAGATGTCTAGTACAATGAGACTTTATGAAATTAGAAACTGGTTGAAAACACTAAATTTATTTGAACATTACTATATCAGTAAGTTAGATCAGAAGCCTGATAAGGCAATAGGTGTTTATCAGTTGTCTAGTTCTGGTAGTCCAATAACAGCATTAAGCAATAAGTCTTCTTACAACGTTAAACGCGCATCACTATTGATTCACTGGAACAACAATGCCAGGGAAACCGATGAAGCGGCAAATACGCTTTTTGAAACAATCATGAATGCTGTTCCAGTGAATC